CTACTTCCTCAACTTGTTTAGACATTTTTAAAGATTCAATCTCTTTTCTTAATGCTTCAATCTCACTAAAGAAAGTTTCTTTAGATACTGATTCAACAATTTTCTTTGGTGTATTTTCTACACTCATTTCTTGCTCTACTTCAACTTCAACTTCTGCAACTGGTTCTTCAGCAGGTGCTTCTGTTTGTTTGATTTCAGCAATAATACCTTCTTCAGCTATGGTAAGAGTCATACCATCTTCTAGCGTATATTCTCCAACAGGTAATGCAACTCTATCTTCACCGTTTACGATAAAAATAGATTGACCTGCTTCAAATAATTCTGCTTCAACAATAGTACCATTATCTAAAGCCATTTGAGTAAGTTTTACTTCCATCCCCAATAAGGTTTTAATTTGGTTAATTACGTTCGACATTTATATTTAATTTAGTTATTATAAAGATTTTGCTAAACTATCAACAGAAGAAAATAGTTTTTTGTATTCATTTGCTTTTGCAGATAATTCTTTTTTATATCCACCATAACCTGTGTCACCTAAACCTAAATCTTTTGCTTTTTTCTCTAATTCGTTAATCATTTCAACTGCATTATTAGCATTTTGATAAGCAACTCTAACATTGTCAGCATAAGCTATTAAACCATCTTGTGCTTTACTTTTTGCTTTTTCTACATTTCCTTTTAATCCTTTATACTTTTGTATTTCAGAATTTATTTCATCAGTTAAAGCTAAATCAACTTTATGGTTAGCAAGTTCTGTTTTAAATAATTTTTCTCCTACGGATTTTAGTGTATTCATTGACTTTTGTTTTTAAAATTAATATTATAAAGATTTGTTATATTTTTAACATTTAGTTACTTACTCTTACTATTGTTCTTGTGCCATTAACATTTTCTATTGTTGGTTCTGCATTTTGGTTTGTAGTTGAACCTATGCCTTGTGCTTGTAAATCTCCATTACAACATTCTTTATTGTATGTTCCATCTTTACAAAGACAACCTCTATTACCTCCTTTTGGACTTGTTTTACTTTTTGTAGCTTTACTCATTATACGTTATTTAAAATTTGTTTTATTTTTTCAATTAATATTTCTTCTTCATTTTGTTTAGATAATTCTTTTTTAGATTCTAATTTGTCGGCAAAATATCCTTCCAAACTTAGACCTTTTACCTTACCTGTTTTAACGTAATCATTCCAAATTTCATCATTATCAACTTTTATACTTGCCATCCAAGTACCAATAGGAACACTTAAATTGTAAATAGAACTTTTATCTTTTTGCAAATCCTCAACTATCCAACTTTCAACAACAGTTAAACCTTTAATTGGTTTAGAATGTTCTAAAGTCCAATTTGATTGATTACCATTTTTAAAAAACAATTGCGATGCTTTTACGACAGTATCTTTAGAAAAATAGATATAATATTCATCTTCTCCATTACGTCTATAAATTGGCTTTTCGGGTATTAACACTGCACCCATTAAAATACGCTTTTCTTTACTTACTTCTGCAAGTTTAATTTCTTCTGTTTTTAATGCAACAAAGTCAGATTCAATAGCAGGGTTTTCAACTACGCTAATAGCTTCAACACCACTCATTTCATCTTTGTCATCTATAATTAATTCAATTATGTTATTTGTTTTTTATTTAAAAATTAATATTTATTAGTTTTGTTTTATCCTAAAGTAGCGTTATTAATTATGTTACGATTTAAAGATTGAGCAGTTGTAACATTTCCTGCAACTACATACGCTTGAACAGGTTGTTGACTTCCTAAAGTTTGTGCTATTTGATTAACTCCTGTATTACCTACTACGTTAAATTGTGGTGCGTTTGGTGCTTGTACCGAAGTTGCCGTTGGTGCTGAACCTCCACCACCTCCATTTGGTGTTTTAACTGCTAATATTTTTTTAACATTTGCTATACCACTTGCTACTGCTACACCTGCTGCTGCTGCCCCTAATGCTGGTCCTATAATTGGAATCCCTGACAAAGATTGATAAGATTGAACTGCTGATTGATAAGTACTAATTGTAGCTTGAGCAATTGCTGCTGCTTTTCCTGCTGCAGTTTGTTCTCCTAAAAGACTTGCTATATTACCAAGTAAATTAGATACTGCATTTATATTATCTTCTTTAGCTTTTCTTTCTGCTTCTGCAATAGTTATTCTTGCTGCTGTTTGCTCTTTTTCATTAGTAGTTAATGCTTGTTGAATTTCTTGTTGTTTTAAAAGATATTCATTTTCTGCATCTTGTCTTGCTTGTGTACCTTCTTTATATAAAAGTTTTTTACGTTCTAAATCAGCTAAATCTAATTCTTGTTGAAGTTCTAAAAGTTCTTTTTGTCTTTCAAGTTTAGCAATTGCGTCAGTTTCTTGTTGTTCTTCAAATTCTTTAGCTTTTAAACTTAATTCGTTTCTTGTATCAATTTCACTTTGAAGTAATTCATTAGATTCTTTATTTAAAGCAATTTCATTTGATTTTTGTTCACTTCTTAAACCATCAATTTGTGCTTGAACTCCTTTTACATTATTATTAGCATCTATTAAAGCAACTTCATTTTCAATAGATTTGTTTAATCTGTATTGATTAGCTGCTGCTTGTACTTGCAAATTAGCTTGTTTAAGCATTGCTTTTTCTTGCTCATCTAATACTTTAGCTAATTCATCATTAGCTTTAATTCTTTCTTGTATAGATTTAGTATCATCATCTCTTATTTGCCTTTGTAATTCTGCTTGTCTGTCATATTGTTCAACCAAACCTGCTTGAATTGCTACTGCTCTTAATGCTGCGTTCTCTTGTGCTTGTAGTGCTTCTGCACTTCTAAAAGTTTCTTTTGCATAGTTTGCTGCTGCGTTTGCTAAATCACCAACTTTACCAACAGTATCATCAACACCTGTAAAGACATCAACCATTTCTTTACCTGCTTCTTTGATTGAATCTAAAGCACCACTAAAATCACCTTCAAATAATTTCTTTAATGCATCAGCAACAAAACCTGCAACTTCTAAAGCACTATTAAACCTTTCAATTATGTTTTCTTTAATTAATTGTCCAAATTGTTTTAAAGATTCAACAGGATTTTCAAATATATTTTTAAAGAAATCTACAATACCACCTGCATTTTTATTAATGTAATTAAAGAAGTCATTAAACGCAATTGATAACGCTTTGAATGTAGCTCCAAATTTATCAGCAATAACTTGATTGCTTTGAAACAAGTCTTTTAATATATTAAATGCTTCAATAACTAAACCAACACCCATAGCTTTTAATGCTAAACCTGCTGATTTAAAGCCTGCTGATAAAGATTTAGTTGATTTACTAGCAGCATCAACACCTTTTTCAATATTCTTTATTGACTTATTTGCTTCTTCACCTAATCCTTCAAACTGATTTACAACCTTGCCTAAATTCTTTTCAGCATCTTTAGAATCTACGTTTATATTTATTGTTTTTTCAATTGCCATTTTAATTGTTGTTTAAATTCTTTAATGTTAGTTGGTAGTTTGTATTTCCCTTTTGCTATGTCAATAGCTTCGCTTGTTCCAATCTTTTGAAACTCCATCATTTGAATAATTAGTTTAAGCATCTTGTTGTATTATTATTAAATCATTTTTATCACTTATTATAGCAGCTACTTTAGCAAGTCCTGATGAATTGATATTTAACTCTACAACTACATAAGTATCATAGTCTGTTACCCTACTAATCATAGAATCAATATCAGAATCAATAGACCAAGTTAATGGTTCGTTAGAAGTGTTATAAAAAGTCAACGCTTGTTCTGTATTATCGTAGTTAACTAAACGTGAGTTGTTAAAGTTTATACTTCTAAAATCTTGTATTAATTCAAAATCACTTTCAAAAGTTGTTAAGTCTGTTGTGTATTGGTTTATGATATATCTTTTATCTCTTATAACTATTCTATCATTTAATTTTAAACCAAGTAATTGAGCATAAGATAAACGCATTTTTACTTTTAGCATTCGTGATTTCAAAGAATAAAGATTGCTTAAATACGGTAGGTAATAATTACTAAATAACGTGTTGTTAATTGGATTCAAAGTAAAGCTACTAAACTCAATTCCAAAATTTAAAGTATGGATTTGGTTTAGATAGTTTACGTCTTGACCAAATACATTGTAATTACTTATTGTTTCGTGACCACTACCAGCATCAAATTGAAAGTCGCAACCTACATTATCATATTTATATAAAATAATTGGTTTTGGTGCATAGGTATTTAAATCGGGTTTTAATGTGTAACCAACTTGTAAATCAGTTCCTGTAAATTTATTGAACAATAAGTTTTCAAAAGGTAATTGTATCGTATAATCAGCACCATCGTTGTTGAAGTTTTCAGAAGCATCACCATATTCACGTGAATTAACATCATAGAAATTTCTACTTAATAAATTCTCACTTTTTTGATACTTTAAATCTATTTTCTTGTATGGTTTAATTCTATTAAATTCAAAATCACTAATGCAGTACTCACTAAAATCTTTTATATCTCCTTGATAATACCATTGCTCTAATTGTTCTAAAGTAAAATCAGTACCATTAATTGAAAACGCAGTTAAATTAAACATTTTTAAAACACCACTTACAAAGTCGGCTACTTTTATATCAGGTGCAAATTGTGTTAAGTCAATATTATTGTTAGTTGTTCCACTTCCTGAACCACTAAATAAAGTTATAAATTGACTTGGTCCTAATGGGTCATATTCAAAGTACTGTGCTAAATAATTAAATGTATAAGAACTTGTTATGTTTGTTTGTATTTCAAAATAGTATTCACCAAGTCCTACGTTTGAATCAATTGTAAAAGATACATTTGTTCCTGTTCCGTTTAAAGTTGTATATAAAGCACCATTTTTATAAATGTTAAATAGGTAAGTTAATGAACTTGGAAAAGTTAAGTTGATTTGAAAACTTAATTGGCTTTCTGTATAGCTATCAGGAAAAGTTAAAAGTGTAACTGTATCGTTTGTGGAATTTACAACTATCCAAGTGTCTGTATCTGTAACTGTAAAGTTTATCCTTTGCTTTTCACTTAAGTTAAGCATTTGTTTTGCTTCGCCATTCTTTAACCATAGAAACGCATTATCAAATCTACTTTGTTGCAGAAAGTCGCCATTAAATGTTACGTTGTATTTTGTGGCTATTGCGTCAAATATCCTATTCAATTTTATTGCAGGAAATAACTCTTTATAATCTATTGAACCTCCAGAGTTATGAATATTATTTGAGCCACCACCACCACCAGTACTGTATTGCCAATCCCTATCTGAACTAATTAAAGGAAAATGAATATCTAAATCAGAAGTTGAAGTAATGCTATTTTTTACATTTGGTCCTGTATACTCAATTGTATAATCATTTAAAGTTTCAACGTCTTTTAATTTATCTTCACCAAATGCATCAGTAAGTGATTTTAAATTTCCATAAAATACTATCTTATAATCTTCTATTTTATTGTTTTTAATCGATGCACTTTCTAGCTGCCATTTACCAACTCTAAAAAGTTGTGTATCTATTTCAATGTAACCATCATAACGTTGTCTTTGGTCAAAAGATTCTTCAATAGAATTTTCGTACCAATGTTTAAATATTGAATTGTTGTTATCACTTGCAGGAATAGTAAAAGAATTAGAGTAGTCAGTAAAGACCTTACTAATGTCATTTATGTTTTGAATAGAAGAAGTAACGCTAATTGTTTCATCATCAAATAATTCTATTTGTTTTGAAATCCCATCAATATAAATATATAAAGACACTATCATATTACATCATTTATTAAACCGTAGTTAAATTCAAATTCTATTTCGTAGTTTATATTCTTATCCTTTAAACTTGTCTTTACATCAAAGTTTTGACTTTTAACAATTGCAGGTTTATTATCTAATAAAACAGTTTTACTTAAAAGCAAATCTTGTATAAGTTCTGAATAGTTTTCATCAACCCAACCTGTATTACATTTGATTGTCTGTTTACCTTGTTTATTATATACTTGTTTCTGCCCTTGTAAGACATTATAATCTACGTTTGATGGTAATAGATTAAAGTCTTTAGAATTTACTTCTATTGCACTACTATTAGCCTTAAAGAATGTAAGAAATTCCCAACCACCATAACGATTAATAAAATTACAAATTAAAGGCGTGTATTTAGGTTCGCAAACTGATAAAGCAATAGTTTTAAATTTCTCATCTTCATTTTGAAAGAACTGACTTAAATTACCAGTTGTTAAACTATTATTCAATGGCAACTTATATACAGTCGGCTCACTTGGTGTAAAACTAAATAAACCATCAGGAGTATTCCATTGACAAGCCTCTGCCTCTAAAAATATATTTAAGTATTTTTGTCTATCTGCAGTTATATAATTAATAATTTCGGTATTAAACATTGGAACATATAAAGCAGTAGTTGAATAATTATATCCATCTAAATATTGGCTATAACCATTTAAGCAAACAATTGTTTCCGTATTTAATAAAGTATAATTACCTATTGTAGTTTCTTTGTATCTTTTAACTTGTACAAAACACCAAGTGTTAACATCTTCGGGGGTTGGTTCTGTTACTATTCTTGGTTCAAGTGGTTTTATAAAATCTTTTGCATAATTGCTTATATTATAAATTGTGTTTGTTTGTGAATCACTCGCAATAACTTTAGCTAATGTATAAGTTGCATTTGTTGGAACACTCTCCCCACTATAATAAAATCTTAATTCTACTTTAGAACCTACTTGTCCTGCTTCATCTATTTCAATAAAATATGGACTTCTAATAAATATCTTTTTCATTATTTCTTGTTAATTGTATATTGTAAAAATTGCTCAACATCTAAACCGTATGCTTCAATTAGTTCATTAGGTAAACGTTCAAATGCTTTTTCAAATGGTGTTGTAAAAAACAAACTTGGCTTAATACCTTTTTTAAATATTGAATTTCTAACTAAATAAGCAGTTGATTGATAACTCAAAAACTTACCTTGTTTATTTCTAAATTGAAATCTTTTATTTTTAACCCAATCAGTAATAGGTTTTAATGGTGGTCTTTTACTTGTATAACTAAATTCTGTGTTGTACTTTTTTTCCGTACCACTAACACCTTTGTCTTGAAACTTACCGTAGTCCTCCATTAAGAAAGCTAATCGAAAACTATTTGCACCAACTTCAATTTCTTTATCTAAACTATTGTACAAATCACTTGTTGTATTCTTACCACCTTTAGTTAAATTGCTTCGTGATTGTTGGATAACGTATTTGGCAAAGTTGTTTAAATATATTTCAGTTTCTTTTCTTAACATTGCTTACTAATTACAAATTGTCATATCGTTACGAACTAATACATCAAATGTAACAGCCCAACCTGCTAAATCATTTTCAAATCTTTCTGTAAATGGTTCAAAGTTTGGAGAACCTGTTAACTCCCAAAAGTCATCTCTTAAATCACCTCTATTTAATCTGTCTAACACTCTAACACCTATTGCCATTTGTGTATTCCAAACATCAACTTTATTACTATCGTCTTTTTGATTTAATATATCCATCATTAAGATAGTTATATTGAAGCTAATAACATTTCCTTGGTGTGTAGCGTTGTTTATCATTATGTGTGATAAGGGAAAGATTGTTTGCTTACTTAAATCAACATCAAATATGTTTCCATCAGTAGCAGTATTTACAAAAGGTTCTTCAAGTAACGCTTCTTTTATTTTGTTTATTAAACTATATACCATTTCTTTTTATATTTTTCATTTCTATTTCAGTTTTTTCTTTTTCAAATAATAACCAAGTCATTAATTGTGTAATTGGTAATTTTGTGACGGCATCAAATTTGAGAACATCTCCTTGACTTGCTGCATAGATTGATTGATACCAACCCCATTTTTTTCCAAAAGATTCTTCGCTGATTCCGATTGTTCCACTTCGTTGTGTATAAAGTCCATCAAACCGTTCACGCAGTCGTTCAGCAAAGTGTAAAAAAAAACCATAGAACCTAAAGCAACGTCTAAAGGCATTTGTTTCATTACATCGCTATACTTATCAGCACCTGTATATTCTTCTATTACATACAATCCATTTGTTTGTGCAGTAATTGGTCTATATAAAATTGCCATAGCTTTATGCATTGTTTGCATATCACTCAAATAGTTTTCTAAATCTATATATTCCCCTGATGTTATATCTTCTATTTTAGGAATGAAACCAAACTCTTTACCGTTTAGTTTAAACTTTAAAACGTGTTTAGCTTGTGATTTTAAAACGTTGTCTAAATGTAAAAGTATTTCGCTTACATCAGCCAACCTAATTCTTGCAACATCTTTTAAATCTATACCACAAAATATTTCAATTGTCTTTTGATTCACAAAATCACTTTGTTCATTATCTTTAGTTAACTTATCAAACTTCTGATATTGTGATAAAGTAATTTCATTTAAAGTTTCTGGAATTTTAATATCAATCTTCATTCTTTTATTTTAAAAATAAAATAAGTTGATATATGTATAAAACAAAAAAAGCAACCATTTCTGATTGCTTAATTTTAAAACTTTTCACTTAATAATTCATACAGTTGATGAATCTTATTAGTTAGTTGTTCTTCTTGTTTATAAAGTTCTGTACCTTGTTTCTTTTTACCATTTGCGTTTATTTCTATTTTAACGTATGGCTTTTTCTTTTTACCTACAAAATACATTTGTTCAGTTGGTATTGGGTAAATTGTTATTCCATTATCCCAACATTTTTTAATCTTCTTGTACACTCTTATAAAGCATTACTAAAGTTATTATTGTGAAGATTGTAACTACATATACATTATCTGAATGCATTGCTACTGTTGCTGAAAATATTCCTACTATTGTTTTCATAATTGTTTGTTTTAAATTACTATACCTAAATTTCTTTTTTCAATAGTTTCAATTTTATTTTCTTTATTTGAAATTCTTACTGAAATTTTTAAAACTTTAACTATTGTTCCTATAAAATATTTATCTTCAATACCTTCAGAAAAATAAACTTTTTGTCCTACTTGATAATCTTGATTTTTAATTGATGTTTTCATAATTGTTATTGTTTGTTTGTTGTTATCTGAGTACAAATATATATTAATTATTAACAATACAAAAACTTTTTACAAACTTTAACAAATTTTAACATTTCAAATAAGTATCATAAAGAATGCATTACTACAATTTATTCAAGTTATTGAACTATATACAATACATTTAACTAGTAAAATAAGCATCAGCTATTCTATACATTTGTTGCATTTTTTTTATTTCGCCTACGTTTCTTGGTAAATTAATTTGAACCTCTACGTCTTTAACGTGATGTATGTAACATTGTATTTTGGCTATTATTTGTCCGTATGTCATTAATAGATATAATAGTTTCCTTTGTGTGGGTTTTCTAACTGTGAAGTCATAGCGTAACGCATAGCATCAATAGCGTGATTGTAAGCATCAATTGGTTTGTTCATTTTGTTACCTTGTTTGTCTACCATCCAAGTGTAATTTCTTAATTCGTTTATTAAGTTCTTACTTCTTGATGTAACGTAAACTTTATTTTGATTAATTAAATTAAGACCATATACGATACTGTCTCTACCTTTGCTAACAGGTAACACATTATGACCATAACTATTCAACTCGGCTATTGATTTTGGTTCTGCACTATCAGCATAAACAATATCGTTTACATCATTTGTTTTTAGTAAGTCACTAATATCTGAATTTAACAAACCTTTCTTGTAAATCAATTCATCAAATATATAAGCATCGTTGTATTTATACATAGCTACTAAACTTGTTGGATCGTTACTATAACCCCAATCCATTCCGTAACACAATAACCTTGCTTCTGTTGGTAATTGTATTTCTTGCCAATCAGGAATACATACACCTTCTAATGAACCTGTTAAACCTAAACCATATACTTGCCACCAATTTTCCCAATAAGATGAAGTCTTTGCTTTTTCTTTTGCTGATTCAATTTCTTTTACTATTGTATCAGATAATGCTTCGTTATCTAAATATGTTAAGGTAATAAAGTCAACATCATTTTGATTTATTATTTCTCTATCTACCCAAAATAAACTTGATGGGTTATAATCTAACCATATTTCACCACTTGTACGAATAGCTAATTGATAGTAAGAATCAAAGTCTACATTATTACATTCGTTAACATACAATACATTACGTCTTGCACCTCGTAGTTTATCAGGTTGGTCAACAGAAAAGAACTCAATATAACTTCCGTTTGAAAATGTATACTTTAAAGTTGATTTGTTAAATTGGTTATCGTTGTATCTACCAAGTGCCATCATTATTTTTAAGAAATCTTTTAATGCACCTCTACGTAAATGTGGTATTGATTCTGATACTACACTAATTTCTAAATTAGATGTTTTAATTGCTCTATCTATCAGAATTGGTAAAATAGAAAAGGTTTTAGAGGCAGATGTACCACCCCTAACCACCTTTATACGCTTTTTAAGACGCAATAACTTCTTTAATGCAGTAGTTATTATAAATTCCATTATCGTGGCTTATATGTCACCTAAATCGTTTAAATCAAATATAGGTTGTTCAGTTGTTAGAGTAACATCTTTTGTTTCTCTTGGTTTACCTGCATAGTAATTATAGAACAATTGTGTGAATTTAAAATCACCACGTTCTAACCCTTTCTCTAATGCAGCAAATGCTAATGGTTCTAATGGTGTTAACTTTTCTATTAAAGCAACTTCTTCTGCTTTAGATTTACGACCACTGTTTGGATGTCCGCCGTTTAATTTTCTTTTATCTTCCATAATTGAAAAACTTTATTATCAATTTAAAAATAATAGATATTACTTATTGTTAAATATCTTTTTATATAATTCATTTACATTTTCTTTATTTATTCCTCTGTTATAATAGAAGTTCATAATTCTTTTTATTCTTTGCAATGGTGTTTGTTTTGATTTCATTATTACTTTTCTATTTCTTTTAATTCATCTGCTAATTCTATTATAGCTTCATTAACTGTTGATTCGTTAAAAGTAGCTTGTACTAATAATCTTTTAAATATATCTAGATACTCGTTAGCATCTAAATCATTTGATGAAGTTTCTACTGTGTATGTATTTCCGTAACTTGTTAATTGTAATTTCATTTATCTTCTATTTTAATTGTTCAAACCATTCAGTAAATCTATCTTCTCCAAATTCTAATCCTTTTGAATTTGAACTACCTTCAATAAAAGCTTCTTTTAAATCCTCCTCACTATACATTCTTTCTTGTTGCCATTTAGCCATTTTAATAAGTTCATTGCTAAAATCATAGGGAATATTACTTTCAATCACAATTCTTTCAGCAGCTTCTTCAAGTGTTTCTTTTAGTTTCATTTATCTTCTATTTTAATTATTACTCTTTTACCTAATTTTTCAGCTATTTCTTCTAACTTGTTAAATCTAATTTGGTTCTTATGTTTAACCCAATCTGAAACTGAATGTTTGTCTAAATCTATTCTATTTCCAAATTCTATTTGTGTACAATTTTCTTTAAAGAATAAATCAGAAAATATATCATTTGTTGTGTATCTTTTCATTATATGTATTTAAGTATAAATTATTAAAAATAGATGTTTTAATTGTTTAAGCATATAGTTAATTAAATTTAGGATAAAATTTAGCTTTTTCATTTAATTCTACAAACGCATTAAACTTAACCTCTATATCTTTATTCTTTAGTAATGGTATTAGTCTTTTGATATTGTTGTTTTCAACTGTTGCTATTTGCATTTGTAAATTATTAATCATTTTCTTTTGGTTATAAATAATTTCTTCTAACCTCTTAACTTCTTTAGAAGCAGTTGTTGACTTGCCCAGCAATATATCTTCCATATCTTGAACTCTTGCACTTGAAAACCTCATAGCATCATATATTTTAATATGGTGGATAATTGTAGAGTGGTCTAAATTCATATACTTACCTATTTCAGTATATTGAAACCCCATTTTTCTCATTACATAAGAAGTACAAGCTTTCATTTCTATGTATTCTTTTTTTCTACATTTCTTTGTAATATCTATTCCTGTTTCTTTTAGTATTATTTCTTTAAAATTCATAATTCATCAAATGTTAATTCTATTTTTATTTCTTCTTGTTCTTTTATTAATAATGTTAAAGCGATAAATGAAGATACTTCTATTGCTAAATGTATTCCAGCACATACTTCGTACTCCTCACGTTCTTCATAGTCTTTTAAAACAATACGCATATCTTCGTGACTACTACCTTCTGATATATTTAATAAGGTAAATGCAAATGCTTCATCTTTTGTTATTTCTAAAACGGACATATATCTTTATTTTTTGGTTTAAGCATAAATAAGTAATACTTTTATATCGGTTAGCCAATAGTTATAAGTAACTTTAAGAAACGTATGTGCCAAGAACTAAATCAGATACAATTCCGCTTCCGTTTTCTTCAAATAGACTTTCATCATATCCAAACGTTACTACTATTTTTTCATCTCTCATATATTCTCTGCCAAAATCTTCCAATGTAATTTCGGCATTATATTTTTTCAATAACTCACATAATTCAACGTGAAAGTTTTTTTGTTTTTCAATTAGTTTCATAAAAAAGCTACTTATAACAGCAATTACACGCTATTGCTATATTGTGATTAATTTAATTATTGTTTTGTATCTTTCAATTCCGTGTTAAACTGAAAGGGTTTTTTATGTTTTTACGCAACATCGTGTAGTTGCAGGACGTTATAATACACCTCTTAAAACGTATTGGTCTAAATCAACTCCTTCTGTCTGAAAGAAGTGTTTGTAGTTCGAAACACCTTGCTCAAATTTAGCTTTACCTTTATCATAAAACTCATCACTACATTCAAAGATTGCTATGTCTAAACTTCCTTTGTCAATAGCTATAAAAACAAAATTATCTACACCAAACATTTCTTTATATAACCACGCTTGTAAATCATAAGAATATTTATCTGCTGAATATCTAAAGTCTTTTATACCAGTAGTAGTCTTTAAATCTATGATAGTGTTTCCTTTTAATATATCTGCTTTTGCTCTAATAGGTACACCATCAATCATAGCTATCTGTGGAACTTCAAATTCTGCTTTTGTTAAGTATTCTTTTACTGCTTCATTGCGTAATAATGCATCACATAATCTTTCTGCTGCTTTCTTTTCAGTTTGTGTGTAAACTTCTTTTCCTGTTTCTTTAGCTAATTTGTATTCTTTACTTGCTTTTGTTGCTGCTTCTACAAATATAATATCATCTAACTTATTAGGTTCTAAAATCATTGTATGAAATAATCTACCATCACGTAATGCTTGTGATTCAGCAGAGCCATATTTTGTTGTAAAATAATAAGTTTTAGGTGAACTTAATAATGTTTTAATGCTTGAACTACTCAAAGCATTTTTACCTAAATAACCATAATAAAAACTATCATCATACATATTATCTAATAGTTCTTCTTTGTTCCAAATCTTGTTGTCAAATGTTTTAATCATAATTTCAAATCGTCTAAGTTGTTCATAGTTTCTTCTGTATTTAATACTTCTTTTATTTGTTGCATATAATCTTCTGACTCATTCCAATCAGTAGTTAATAACTTTCTAACATATCTCAATCTATTTTTAATGTATATGTTATCTAAATCACCTGATAATTGTATTAGGTTATCTATTTCTTCTATTATTATTTGCTTGTTCATCTTCCTACTATTTCTGTTATTTCTCTTATCTTAACTAAAGCATACATATCTCTAAAGATTTTATACGCTTCATCAAAACTTTTTGCTTGTAAGTCTATTTCACAGTCAATGCAATCATCTCCTGTTTCTCTCCAATAAAATACTCTGAATGTTTTCATAATTGTAATACATTTTTAGAGGTTAGCCATTAGTTATAAGTAACTTTACCAACCATTGTTTTCAATAAACTCGATAGAAGTTTGTAATCTTGTTTCTGCTTCGTAAATATCTTTATCTTCTAAAATACACCATTCTAAAAAACAGGATAGTATTTCTTCATCTATAAAAATGCCTACTACTTTTTTATAAGATTTCATACAATTATCAATATTTGCTATATTGTGTAACGGTAAACCATTTTCTCCTAATGGTTCAAGATATAATTTGCTTTTCATAAGCTTTCATTTTTTAATTGTTGTTTTAATTTTCTTCTTGCTGATTTATTGCTTATTGGTTCTGTCATTTCTTCCCACCAATTGCCTATTTTAAAAAATGACCTTTTCCAATCTCCACAACCTTTTATGTTTTTTAATCTTCCTAATGGTTTCATAATAAAAGCTACTTATAAAATCGGTTTTGCTCTATTGCGGTTTTAGTATTAACCAATGTTCGGTTTGTATTTGTTAATTTTGTTTTTAAATCTAATTTCATAATTTGTTTTGTTTAATTGTTTAGCAAATATATAATTTATTTTTTACTTATTAACATTTTAACTAAAATTTAACAAAAAAAAGGTAAGCGTTAACTTACCTATTATCATCAATCCATTTAATTTGTTGCTTTTCTTCGTATTCTATTTCCCTATTTAGATAGTCTAATGCTTTACGAAGTTCTTTTAATCTTTCATCTTTCTTTCCTAATCTTGCACAATACTTTACAACGTTACCAATGTTGAAATTCAAATCATAATCTTTAATAAAATCTATAACATCGTAACCTTTTCCGTTTTCGTAATGCATCTGTGTTGCTCTTGGGTCTACTTTCATATTACTTTAATCTTAAAAATTCTGCTTCACCATATTGCGTGAACCATTCTTTGTTTTCTTTATACTTTTCAATTACTGCATTAATCAAAACTAAATCATCTAAAGTGCTTGATGTTAACTTTAAAACTAAATCATCAATTGCATTTAAAATATTTGTAGTCATTTCTGCATCTGTTTTATATATTTTTGTATATTCCTCAAATACTATTAATTCTAAATCCTTGTTTAAAGAATTAATCCTATGTTTTATTTGCTGCCTGTATTGCGTTGTTAACCTCAAGTTCTCATTAGCTTCTAAAAGTAATTGTGCTAATATAACTGATTTTAAGTATTCTAACTGTGTTTCATTCATTTTAATTTGTTTTCTAATGTTAAATATGTAACTTCTTTTTTTATTCGTTGTGTGTTGTTAAAATGTGTTGTAGCGGGATTCAAATAATTAACTTCCCACTTTGGTTTTAGTTGTAGTAAATCCCAAATGAAAATGCCTTTTGGTGTTGAATTAATGTAAATTGGAATATCTAAATGCTTTTCACATTCTAAAATCATAGCATCATATTTTTTCTTTTCAAGTAACATAGTATCATAATGCTTTTTTCTACATTTTAATTCTATTCTATGCTTTTTACTTGGGCTATAACAATCCCACCTTGACAAAGGGTTTTTTGATTTAACTAAATCAGGATAAGTATTTTCTTTTAGCCAATTAAACAAATCTGCCTCTTTCCAATTTTTCATTTTATTTATTTTGTTCTTCAAATACTATTTTTAAATCGTTTACTTTATCTCTCCAGCACGAACCACAATTTGATGGCTGAATTTTTTCATTAAATACATTTAAGTATATTTCAGTAATTCTCGTTTGTTGCTTTGGTGTTAACTGATTATTTGTAGTTGAAAAGAAAGTTGTTAAATATTCATTATCTACATCAGATAAGCATTCTACTTGCTTGTAAGGAAATAACTTGTTTAAAAAGTCTTTACGTTCATCACAACCACAATCTACACCTGTTGCTTCTGATATTGCTTCAACTACTGATTTGATTCCTGTTGCTTCGGTAATCTTTTCTATTGTATCACCTAAACCTTTTGATTTTCTTTTAGCCATTATTATAGTTTTAAATTATTGTAATCTTCTTTTAGTAATTCTCTCAACTTACCTTTACTATCTTTTAACGTATGAAATATTGAAACAAATGAAATACCTGTTTCAGCAGCTAATTTTCTTATAGAAGTTTTATTATCTCTATATAAAGTAAATAGTTTCTTTTCGTACCAATCCCAACTGTTTACTTCTTCTTCTGCTTTATCTCTAAAATCATTCCAATCTAACTCTTTTTGAATATCGTAGTCATCTTCTAAATTATAAATCTCATCATTAAGTTCTACTTTATTGATTCGCTTACGTATGTTATGTAATTGAAAGTGTATATTTCTAATTATTATAAAAATATAACCTCTATTAACTTTTCCGTTAGTAAACATTTGTTCTTCACTTACATTATATTTATGCAAAAGTAAGTACATTTCTTGAACTATATCTTCTGCAAAATCTTTGTCAAACACAGAAGCTAATTCAACCCAATCTTTATGATACTTTGCAACTTTGTTTAAGATTCCCATAGAATGTTTATTGATAATATACCTACTAAAATTTGAAAAGTGTGCCATTTTTCATCATCTACTTCTTCAACATCATATAAAGCACCAATCATAAAGCCATTTATAATAGCTAATTTAACCTCTTTTCCCATTTGTACTGCGTAAGTCAATACAAGGATTATAAGCCAAAAGAAAGCAAGTAAGTAAATCATATTAAAAAAGTTTTGCAGTTATTTTTCCTACCTTTTTTTCAGTAGTTATAGGTTTAACTTCTAAATTTATTTCTACATTGGTTAATTCAGAATCTAATACAAGAATTGATTTGTATGCTTGTTCTATTTGCGACCAATCTAATACTGAATCAATAGCCAATAATTGCTCAATCATTTGTAACTTAAAAGTTACATCTTTAAAATAAGATAATAGTTCTTTATTGTCTGAATTATAAACTAACATTCTTGAGGTTGAAACCTGCAACTCTTGTAAGTGGTTTTTAATTGTTAAGTTTTCCATAGTGTAAATTTACTAATAAGTTATTAACATTTTATGTCTTTTAGTATATCATACAAATCACCTTCAACTTGTGGTAACCCATAGTTATTAACCTTAAAGTTAAAATCTTCAAAACTTGCGTTTCTACTTCTTTTACAACTTGCTTTTACTAAATCTTTGTTAACTGTATTTAGTTCTAATTGTATTTGTGTTTCTGCTTTCTTTTCTAAAAATGAACCTAAATGTCCTGTTGGTTTATCACTTCCAAAATTAGAATGGATAACTGTAATAATGTGGCAATTTAATTCTTTTGACCAACGCATTAAATGTTGAGCGACTTCACTTGCTTGTTCTATATTATTAACATCAGCACATAAATCAGCTACACCATCAATAATAACTAAACCAATATCCTTTCCTTCCAATTTATCATAAAGTATATATTCAATAAATGCAACACGTTCTTTAAATCCTAATTGTCTTAATGCGTAGGTATGGTACTTATCATCTTTTTTGCCTGACATTTGTAACGGTCTTTTAAAAACCATTGAAGCGTGAAAATTGCCCTGTTCAGTATCAAAATGTATAAGGTGTTTATTTTGTCTATTGCCTCTTAAATCTCCACCAAATCCTTGTAATTCTTCATTCATATATATAGCACTTAATAAAGATATGAAAAATGTTTTCTTTGATTTAGGTGGTGCTTGTATAAAGCTAAAATTACCATAAGTTCCAATAGGAATAGGATAGGATTTGTAACCATCCTTTGTTTCGTATTGCTTAGTTCCACAGCTTATTGCAGGTACAGGAAATTCAATTTCTTCATTTGGATTTATATAGCAATCTTCTTCAAGAACTTGCATTAACATTCTGTTTATTGTTTGCTGTTCTGTTATATCATTAGCCATTTTATTGAATTGTTACTTTTATATCATTAGAAATTGAGCTATTTTTTACAAATGTTCCATTTATCATTTTCCCTTTTCTACTTTGTATTTCATTATAAGCCGAATCAATACAATCTTCAATTTTAAATCCACATAGCTTTGCTAAATTTGTTAAAACCACAACGCAATCTCCAATAGCATCAATTATTTCTGCATCATCATTGTTTAAAATAGCTTTTGATAATTCGCCACATTCTTCTTGTAATTTTAAATACTGTGTTTTAGGGTCCCCTTTTTCATAAATACCTCTTTCTTGTGCCCAATTTCTAATTTTATCAAAATTGCTTTTTCTATAATTAGCATCATAATAGTTTATAAAAGAATTTACATATATAAATCTTTCATTATTATGTTGGGATTTAAAGTTATTATTTAAAATCCAATTTTTAATGTTTTCATCAATAAAATAAATTTCATCTTTAATTTCTATTGTTGATGTTATTTTATCTTTTAAATTAGTTAAATCTGAATTTTTAAAAGTAATAGTTTGCTCTGTTAAGTAATACATAGTTTTGTTTTTTAAGTTAATTAATTCGTAATATTTGTTTCTGTCTTGTTTAAATCCGTGTTTTTTTTGTAAATCTAATTCTAAATTTGATACTAATAATATATTTGTTGTTTTAAATAATATTTTAAAATCTTTATAACCCTGTTGTTTTATAACTCTATTTTCAATATTGTTAGTACAACCAATTTTATTTTTTACTTTATATATATAATACATTAGCTAATTTTTTTACCACACAAAGGATAAATATAAGTGTAATAATCACATCCTTTTTTTATTTTCTTTTTGTTTTGCAATAATACATCTTCTTCTGCAAAATGATTTTTTCTACTATAATAACCAATTTCATTTCTATCGTTAGAATCACATAAAGTGGTTCCAATAAATTTACCATTACAATGATATTCTATAAAAAAACCTGCTTCTTTAAATTTCATAATTTTTTATTTTTATGTAAATATAATATATATATATATAAAACATTAAATTTTAACATTATTTTATCATTTTATTATAATGTCTTTCATAAATATGTAGGTTTTGAGCAAAATGAGTATAAAAACCTTGCTCGACATTTAAAGCATCGCTAATTAATTTATGTAACTTTAAAAATGTATAAGCATCATTGCAAAATCCAAACCATAAATCATTACTTCTCATTAAAACAGTCATATGCAGCTTTTCTGAATCAGGTGTAAAATAAAATTGTATTGATATAGTGCAAGGAGTGTCTTTAGAGTACTCTGAGTGTTCTTTTCCATCGTAGATAGATAGTAATGCACGTCTAGAATATTTGTCCCTCTTAAGCTCATTAATTACGTAATCTAATTGATTGTTTCTACTCCATTGCCAACCATAATTAGAGTTAACATAACCACGTTCATCCATATGGTTATACCATATCTTAGCTGTTTTAGCTATTTCTTTAGCACTTCTATTTTTTGATAGATACCATTCCCATTCTTTTTCAGCATAATCTAATTTAAAGTTTCTAAAATCCGATCTTACTATGTTATCAGAAGTATTTAATATTGTAAATATTTGATTATATATAGCTTTTGTTCCTGTTTCTTGTTGTGGAACTTGACTATCTATTTTTTCATAAAAATATTCAAATGCATCTGTTATTGTATTGAATTGCCACATATATTTTGTTTTCTAATTGGATATTTATATTTATTATCTGTGAACCAATATAATAATTCACCTTCTGTTTTTTCTATATTAAATAATTTACAATATAAAGTTTCACCTGCAAATTTAAAATAATAATATTTGTTTATCTCTAACTTCATTAGTTTCTATTTTTAAATTGTAATTACCTTCATTAATTATTCTATCTAATTCTTTATGTTGCAAATTTATTAATTCTTCTGAATATAAACTACGTAATTTTTCAATATCTTCTTTATTTTTTACATATAAAACTTTTCTTAATGTTTCGTCCTTAATTAACTCTTTGTTTGGGTCGTAATCTATATCAATAGCACATAAAGTACTAGAAGCTAAAGTTTCATATAATCTAAATGTAGCAATGTTATCCTCGTGTTCTTTATCACCTATTATTAAGCTACAAATACTTTTATTTATTATTTCATTTAATTCTCTATGCTTAACCTTATTAATAAATTTACACTGTACATTATTTGTTTTATAGCCAACTAAAAGATTTTTATCATTATTAGATATATATTTTTTTATTTTCTTTTCCCTATGACTTCCTCTTTTATCACCATAATATAATAAATCAAATTCTTTATCGTTTAAATTAATAAAACTTGATTTTTTAAGATTGTTTTTAAATATATAAGTAAAGAAATCTAAATTAACTACTTCTCTATCTACATCTTCATTGAAAAACTTTTTAAGGTCTTTTCCTTGAAAAATATATTTAGCTTTATTGTATATCAATTCCCAATCATTTATATATTCCTCACAGCTATTAAATCTTTCAAAAACAACTTTAGCTGGATTTACTGGTTTTATTCTAGGGTCATTAACTAAAATATAAAAGTTTCTATCTTTCAATTTAGCTATATTTTTAATAAAATCTAACACATATTTATCTAAAACACCACCAAAGAAATTTATAGGAGATAATTGTAAGAAAACATTTTCTACTTTTTCTAAATTAGAATTAATATCAATAAAAAAATCAATATCATTGTTTGTTCTACATTTTTTACCAACTATATCTAAATGCATATTTCTTTCGTTAAATAAATTTTTAAAATATACAATTTCTAAACCTCTATGGTTATTTAAACTATATTGTGGATTCGATAATGAAGTTAATATATTCATATTATTGATTATTTATATAATTATTTAAACTACCTAAATATGCTACTGCATCCAACAAGTTATCTTCTTTGTGATTATATGACTCTCTAGACAACTTTAATGCAATTAATGCTTTATATATAAGTATTGCATCTACTTCATAACCTAACATCCCTGATAATATCAATGCTGCTCTATCCATTCCTTCTTCGAATGGTCCATACATACGTTCTTTTTCTTCTGAACGTAAATTTATAATTTTATTTGCTTCTTCTAAAATATTCATATTGTTTAATTTTTTTGTAAATTTATTAATTAATTTTTTAATATGTAAATTTTAACTTTTAATTAACATAAAAAAAGGGTAGCTTTTACACTACCCAATTAATTTAAAATGGTAAATCTGCAGTTACATCTTCTTTAACTTGTGACGCAGTTTCTTTTTTAACTGCTTTAATGTTACCATCAGTCCACACTACATTTCCGTTACCTAAATAGCTTTTAGCTTTTTTAGCCTCACGTTCTTCTTTAGTTTGTGAATCTGTTAATGAAACATTTTGCCCCCATTGGTTAGCTTCATCGTTAATACTTAATGTACAATTGTAATAAACTGCACCATCTTTACCCATTACAAATTTTTCTTTTGGTAATTTGTCTACTCTAATACTTAAATTGATAATTGAACTCATAATTATATAATTTACTTTGCCTACCTTTTTTTACTGTTGTCGGCTATTCAGTTTTGTTTTTAATTATTTAACTTTTAAAAGTTCTTGTTTTGTTTTAGTTGCTAATTTATACTTTTTTTCGATAACATCAATAGTACCACCACTTTTTAAATATTCAATAGCTTTTGTAAATTCTGGCTGACCTACATTTAACCATTTTTTGTCATCATCAGCTGGGTGGTTATTTGTGGTAACAGACATTCTTTCTTTTAATTCTTGTAACACATCTTTTCCTTTTCCGTGTGTATTAGTTGCATCTGCATCTTGTGTATCATCAATTAGTAAAAGGTTACCTAAAGCGTATTTCTTTGCGTAAGAAGATGCTGAACCAAATGCTTGTGGAATTTGCATACCTTTTTGTGCTAAATCAACACCAACTATTGCAGTTGCACTAATTTCTTGAACACCATCAACATCGTGTATTGTAGCATAAGAAGTGATAATAGGTAAACCTTCAATACTACTAAATACTTCTTTAATTGTAAAGTAAACACCGTATTTGTCGTTAAGTGGTTTTAATGCTTCTAATATATCTTCTGCAGAACGGAAGTTGTATTTACCAAAAGAATTAAACTTTGATTTGTTTGCTTTAAATTCTACTTGGATTTTGCTTAATTTTTCGTGTAATAGTTTCATAATTCGTAAGTTTTTTGTTTAATAATTGTTTTATATTCGTTTGGACATTCTTCTTCGCATAATTCAAATATATGCATTTTAGTTTCATTTAACTTCGCTTCAAGTTCACATACTCTTTTTTGTAATGCTTCAACTTGGAATCTCTGGTAATCAATTAAATCTTTCATTATCTTTCTGCGTAAAATAGTTTAGTAAATACTTCTTCTGCTTTGTATCTTAAATGGAATAATTCATAAGTATAAAATCTTTCCATATTTGGTCTATAAAATATAAACCCTTTTAATTTTTCTGCAAATATGCAGTAGTCGCTTGGTAAATCTGTTTGTTTCATTTGTATATTATTTATTGTTTGATGAGGCAAATATATAAATAGCATTTTAATTACAAACTAT